CCCGCCGCCGGAGAGTGTATATACATGGCCGCTGGCGGCGTTTACATCTTCCTCGATAAACCGTGAATTCAAGAAACCGGAAGCTGGCTTTTTGAGATAGGTGAATGTGATAGATGCCGTAGCTGCGTTCCAGTTCTGAGTGGTAGGAATTTTCATCGTTGTAGCTGCCGGATCGGTGTTCGTCCAATCCAAAGCGTATTCTCCGGCTGCGGCTGTCTCACCCTTTTTAATTGGTGCAGGGGTGCTGATTGTGCCGTTAAGGTTTAAACCAACAATGAGGCCACAGAGAAACGGCCCTGCGGTAAGAAAACTCACAATGTCCGGTGTCCCTTCTGTGAAGGTTATTCCGTTGGTTGTGGTTGCCCCTGCGGTCATTGTCTCTGCTTCCACGAGGTTCTGAAATACTTCGCTCCATGCCTGAGTGATGTATGAGATCGTCATTGTTGCATAATTATCCGACGCAAGTGTGGTAAGGGTCGCCCTCGTGCCAGGTGTGGCGCTGTGCATATCAACGGCCATCGTGGTAGTAACGGGTGTCATTCCAGCCGGAAGAATAGTCACGGCTACGTTTCCAACTCCCGCATAAAGAGGCCACGCCATCGGCCATCGGGTAGTGCCTACTCCATTAGTCAAGGTAACTACTTCTTCGAAGACTACTGCCGGAGCCCTGCGATACCCTTTGAGCTTGTTGTTGGTCGCATCGTACTTCCAGACGATGTTTTCCTCGTCCACGCCGGTTATAATGAGGTCCCCTGTATATTTCCATCCAAGATTTCCAATGGCGGGTAATGGTATTCCCCCATAGGGGTAGGTCTTTGCGCCATCCCCGAAGGTGAGTAAAACAAAGTCAGAGGTAAGTTTCCCTAATTTATAGGGTCCGCCTCTGGTTAAAGTTATGTCTGTTGCGGCGAGATTTGCCATTTCTTCATCTCCTGTAAAGAGGTTTGCCGGGAGAGGATTCTCACCCCTCCCGGGTTGGTTGTTTTAAACGTCTACGCTGGCCTGAAAATCGCTGTTGTTTGCCTTGCTTTCTTCCCGTGGCACTGCTTCTATCCACGGTTTCCAATACCCTGAACCGCCGTTATTCGAGAACACGAACTTTAACTGATCGCCTGCGTTCAACGAAATGGGGGTTGCCAACTGGATATAAACGATCTTCCCTGCTGCTGTTCCCGATGGAATGTGGATTACATCCACGGCTGTGGCATTGGTATCGCTTCCCGTTGTCACCCTTCGCGTCACGGTGCATGTTGCGGCGTCGGTATCCGTTGCAACGGTGATGAGCACGCCCACCGCGTACAGTGTGGCGGGATGGTTAACATCCATGCAAACCGTTTTATTCTTCGCGCTGCCGATTGCGGTTTCTGAGCCGATTGCCGGGTCAACTGCGTTAATTACTGATTGGCTTGAATATGGCATGGTTTCACCTCCTATCCTATGAAGAAGTTATATGGCAACCTTTAACCTTGCCGGCTGTAGCTGTCGCCGACCAGGAAAGGCCAGCACCAAGGACACCATACCATGCGGCAGCGTGTACCCTGCCGAAGTCCTGTCCCATGTTTACCTGTGCCCTTACTTCCGGTGTTTCCACCTCTGCCATGACACAGAAGTCGTCGCCAAAGATTACCGCTTCGCCCAGGACTGAGCCGGTTCCCTTGTTGTTGGCAAGGTTTGTGGTGTCCTTGACCTCGATGCAGCGTATTGATTCGATCTTTCCCACTTCCGAGTTGTGGAGCACGTCGCCTTCCCTGAGATACTGTTTCCAGGTTTCAAAGGTAGGGTCATTTTTAATACCCCTCAATCCCTTTGTGGAGATGAGGCCGATATAATCGCCGTTCTCGTAGGGCGGAACGATGTAGGTATCAGCAAAAGCATCCCTGATGGCTGCAAGGTGCGCCACGGTGAGATTTGAGGTTGCCGATGTGGAGGCTGTGCCGTCCTCGTCAAATGTGCCTCCGGTCAATGAGGTCGGGATGTACTTCAGATAAACCGTTTTCATTGCAGTAGCATAGAGCCGGTCAAGGCTTTTCCTCATCTGCTCGGTTAAGGCTTTCTGAATCCTGTCCTCGGGGTCAAACTTGCTTAAAAGCTGGCTGATGTGAGTGAACGCCACGCCACGGCCATATTCGTAGACCGTGATGCCGACGCTTGTCTGGGTCATCGTGTCAATGGGGATGCGCTCTGTTTCTGTGAGAGCCGCACTGGTCGGGATGGAAAGAGCGTCAAAACGCATAATGGTGATCGTTTCACCTTTCTTCCGTCCGAACCCTGGCTCTGGCCGTACAAAATCAGCAAAGACGGACTCAACAACCGCTTGCTCTCTCAGCTTTGAACTGATCGTGTGCGATTTATAAGTACCGGTCGCTGTATCGTAATTCCAAGTCCATTCAGGCATGGAAAATACCTCCTATCTCAATTTTCTCCGTTCCTTGACAGCCCGGATTGCGTCACCCATTGTCTGTGTGCCTTCATCCTGGCTTGTTTTGGAAACCAGTTTACCTCCACGCTGCAAGATGTCAAACTTGCTGCGGTTCTTCTGTTCTTCCTGATAACGGGCGGTTTCTTTGCCCCTTATGCCGTCCACGATTGCCTTGCACTGAGCGATTGTCCAGGTAATCTGCTCGTCGAGAGACAGATTCTTGTCTGCCCATGCCGCCTGCGCCCAGAACAACTGCTGAATCCCTGGTATTTTGTCCAGTTCTGCCGCTTCAAGCGCCTTATCTACCGTGGTGTTAATAACTTTCAGGTCGTTCGCGGCTATTTCCTGGCGTTCCCGTTCTTCCTGCGCGGCTATCTTGGCAATATCCGCCTGTCCCTTCATCCATACTTTAGCCAGTTTCATGTTGTAGTCCGGGTCATCCGTCGATAGTTTGTTGGCTGCGTCTATCGTTGCGTTGAGTATCCGGTCCTGCTCAACCTCCCACTTGCCTTTCTGGTTGGGGTCGGCCTTCTTTTCCATTCCATCAATCCGCTTTTGCAGATCTTCGACAACCTTCTTGAGCTTGGCTGTTTCAGTGGTCGATTCATGGAGCTTCTTCTCGGCCTCGCGGTATGCTTTCTCCGCTTCCTCGTGGCTCTTGTACTTCAAGGGCTTTTCTGGTGGCTTGTCCTCTTCCTCCACTTCTCCGAATCCTTCAAGCGGGGGCTTTGGCTCGATACCTTCCGGGGGCTTACCATCTGTTTCCTTGGCATCAAGGGAGGTGGTAAGTGTGTCCTTCGTATCTTTTCCGTCACCGTTTAACATTTCAGCCGTTACCGTTGTTGCCATTGTGTCACCTTCCAGCGTGTCCGTGTCGGGGCTGGCCTTTCTTTTATTTCAATCCGCGTGTCCTTGTGGGGGCGGTTGATTGCCTTCATTTCTTCTCTCTCCGTATCATCAACAGCCTTTCTGCTGCTGCATGTCCTATATCAACCTGATAATTCAGGCTGCGTATCATGTTCACCAGCGTTGTCGCCTCTGAGTCGTTTTGTACGAGTATGTTGATCCTCTGGGTGAGCTTGTCCAGGACGAGATTAACAAAATAGCTGCCTTCCTCGCTCGACAACCTCTTTTCCGCCTCCATGCCCTTGTCTATCTGAACCTCAAGAATCTTTTCCTCTCGCTGGCGTTTCTGATTGATGTCAAAGGTCTTTGGCTGTCCGGTTAAGATGTCAGTCTGCATACTTCTTCCCCTTCTTCTTCGGCAATCCCTTCTCCGGTGTGCTGGCGAAGTCTGATAACTGCTTGCCTGTCATATCCAAAACACCTTTGTTCTTCTTGCTTATCTTCTCGGGTGCGTATTTGGCCATAGCCATGAGCCTTCTCTGGGACTTGCTTTTTGCTGGCATTACATACCTCCCTGCGGTAACTGCTTCTGCCCTGGTATCTGCACGACGTTGTTGGCCGCTTCCTGCGCCATCATTGCCTCTGCCTCCATCTGGGAGACAACCTGTTCAATCTGGTCTGCTTCTTCCGGGGTCACTATAAACTTGGGATCGTAAAAACCTAAAACGGTGTTTGACTCCTTCAGAAGTTCATACGGTTTGAAATACTTACCGAATAACTGGCTTTCCGCCTTCTGCATCATAAATTGCAGGCGTGGTATGAGGTCACTGTTTTTAATCTGGGCCGTGACACCGCTTACCGTGATGTCGCAGTTTGCTTCAAGCATCTCTCTGCGTTCCTCCGGTCCCATTTGCGCAAACGCGGCAAACGCCGGGTTGTTCGGAAACACTCTGGAAATGGGCGGGTAGCTGTATTCGCTCCAATTCGGTATGATGGTTTCAAGAACTGCCTTGATAACGTGAATAGCTGCTTCCTCTATATCCTCGCCTATGCTGTCGAAGATACCCATGGACTGTTCTGTCTTGATCTCTACTTCTCCCTTGGTGATATTACTTCGCTGTCCGGGAA